GCTGACAGTTGCCCCATCCACTGCGTGGACTGCTCTGGCCAGCGCATGGTCACTGGCGCCCAGGACGTCACTGCGCGTCCTCCCAGGAAACCAACTGCAGGCTGGCCAGATCGCTATCCGCCAGCGCCCGGTCGAGTGCTTGCTTGAGTCCGTTTGCCTTCTGCAGCAGCTGCTGCTTGAAACTGCTGAAATCGCTGCCTACATGGCGCAGTTGCTCCGTCGTGTGCGAACGGAACAGCTTGGTACCCAATTGATCACGGCAGGCATAGAGGCTGTCCATGCCGGTCTGAATCACACCGGTGAGGTTCAACTGATCGTCTAACTGACTGGCGTATTGGAACGGCTCACCCAGGGCTGACGACCAAAAACCACCCGTGATTGCCGCTTCGCACGCCAAATTGACCTGGGCTGTTTTCTCCAAGTGCATCGCCGTCAAACGTTCAGTTTCCGTGGGCGGCGCTAATTCGCGAGCAACAGGCTTCATCAGCTCGCGATCGAACGTAATTTCGAATCCCTGGGACTGGTGCATCATCAGCGCCGTATGCTCAGCATCACTGAGCGGAACGCAGTCAGCGGGACGGTTCTTATGGAGTCCCGCTATCAGAAAAGTGTGAAGCGAAGGACTGTAAAAATAGCTGTTCATGTACCGTGTCCTCAGTTGCCGATCGCAATGTAGTGATAGTTGGCTGCTGTGGTCGCGTTACCGGTAAAGCCCGTTCTGGTTAGCGAACCCGGGGTAATGTTCATCACCTCGACCGAACTGGTGGAGTTTTCACCAGTGCTGAAATTGAGAACGAAAGCGGCGGTCGGGAAAGCAATCGGGAACAGGTAGTTCGTCCCGTTGACACTGATGAATGCGTTCCCCCACTGAATGACTAAGCCACCCAACCAACTTGGGAAGGCAATGTAGCCATTGACGGCCAAGCTGATGGCAAAGCCCCAGCGCAACTTCTTCGGGGTGATATAGGCCGTATCGTCAGCGCCCTCATTGGTTTGGGTCTGAGTCGCCACTTTTGCACCACCGGCGACAGCTTCAGTGGCTTGAATTGCTGCGACCGTCAGCGTGACATCGGCAGAGCCATCAAGCGTGACGTTGCCCGTCATCGCGCCGCCCAGTGTGATCTTGCGGGCGATTGCCCACTTAGCAGACTTTCCGACTACGGTAGCGCCTGACACGATGTTGGCGATGCCCGTCCAGATCAGCGCGGTCGCGGCCTTCACTGCTTTGGTCGTGGCCAGGATCACACTGCTGTTGGAGTCCTGGTCATCACTGATGGCGTTCGGGACGTTCCCCAAGCCCACGTCGTCTTTGGTGGTCGCACGGGCGCGCAAGCTCGCGTAGTCGCCTGTTCTCACGGCGAAGTCCATCACCAGCGCGCCACTTGTTTCGACCGTAAAGCGACGATCAATCAGGGTATTGGCGTCCTGAAACTCGGCCGTGAGAACGGAGTAGTGAGTGATGCCATTGCCGTCTACATAATCCGGTCGGCTGGGAAACATATGGGCCGTCTTCAGCGTCACAGCCACATCGCTCAGTTGCCGTTGCAAGCTGACATCGAGCCAGAGGTACATGGGAAAACTGGTGGGAGCCGGAACCGGTATTGGTGCCGTAAGTTCTACGCGTAGCCCTTCAACGTAGGCAACGCCAGGCTTAAGTTGATAGCTATTCCCTACCTTCTCCAATTGCAGGCCGGTGTTCAAACACGCACGGCGCCCGTACAGGTCCCGATTGGCTTTACGGGCGCGCTCATCAATGCCGGCCAGACGTACGGTGAAATCGTGCTGCCAGGTCTTGGCGTCGATCGTGATCCCGGTCAACGACTGCGCACCGTCGAACACCACCAGGAAGTTGCGTGTCAGGTTATTGCCGATCTGCTGGGGCGGGATATTGCGGCGTTTTTGCTGTACGGGCACATACGCCACCGCAAACAGCACACCGTCGACGGTCTCCAGTCCGATCCAGTTGAAGTCCCAGTCACCAATGTCAGAGCCGATCTGCGCGCTGTACACCACCTGATTGGGGTTTACGTAGCCGGCATGCTCGGCCGGGATCTGGTGCGTGTAGACGATTTGCCCCGCGACAGGCTTGGGCGCGGCGCGGTCCACGGGTGCGGCGGGATTCAACCCGGGCACGTTGGCAAAAATGAATCGACTGACTTTCAGACCCGCGTTGGCGGCTTGTTTTTGCGCGATCAGGCTTTCACCTGCAAGGGTAATAACGGCTCCCATGAGGGCTCCTAAAGGCTGGCGACCAGCGTTTGCTGATCGTCGTGAAAGTGGACCAGGGCGATTTGCATCGGTACCGGTGTAATGGTGGAAAAGTCATAACGCCGGCAGGTGCGGCCGTATTGCTGGATCAGCACGCGCAGCAGCTCGGGGTTCTGCGATAGCTGGGAGTCAGAGAAACGCAGCAGCACCACGTCCCAGTCGCGACCGGCCTGGCGCTCCTCGATCTCGACGTAGCCGACGCCCAGGCGCTCCAGGATGCGTTTCATACCGGCGGTGCTGCCAGCGTCCACGGCGTTGATGAAGGCGAACTTGACCCGCAGGCGATACAAGCCCTCGGGTTCGCCCTTGAAGCGGGTGATATCGCGCTGCCAGGCCAGCAGGTCCAGCACGGTGATATGGCAGGTGTCCGCGTCCATCTGCAGCAGCGGCCAACGCAACCAGCCCTCGACGCGCTCCCACCACGACTGGGCGGCCGCTTTTAGCTTGGCCAGCTCGGTGCCATCAAGCCAGAACGGCAGATCGATCTTAATCATGCAGCACCACCTCCAGGGTCTGGATACGGGGAATGTTCAGCTCGCTGATGATGTCGGCCGTGGCAAAGCGCAATGACTCGATGCCGGCGAACTGCTGGTGGAGTTCTTCGCCCAGGCGGCTGAATGAAAACCGCGACTGGGGGTAGGTCAGCGTCGGCTGGAAGTCCGTAGCGGTGCTTTCACGGAACGCGGCACGCACGAACAGCGCCGCGTTGTCCTTGAGCGTTTCGCGCTGTTCGGTGGTCAGCGTCGAACGCGGCCAGATCTCCAACTTTACGGCGTGCTGGGTTTCAGGAATGACCATCACCAGCAAATCGTCGCCGTGGCCATGGTTGCCCTGGTCGCGAATATGCGCGTTGATTTGCGCCAGGTACGTCGCCGCCGGCACGTCCGCTTCGAACAGCACGTAGGCATTGGCACTGCCCGGACCACGTGGCGCGCCGTGTTCAAAGTACACGCCATCAGGGCGCACGCCTGGGAAGGCCGAGATCATGGCGCGGTACACCGCGTCGGTGTGCCACTGATTGACCGCCGAAAACTGGTTGCGGGTGCGCAAACGCAGTTCGTCGTTGGGCTCGGGATCTGCACCTGGTGTGGTCAACCAACCGTCGCTGTTCACCACCTGGGCAATGCCCGGTACCGGAACTGGCAGGATCGCGTAGTAACCCGGGGCCAGGTTGAAACCGGCGCCGGTGTCGACCGCCTCGACCGGGATCTGCAACTGCATCAGGCCATCGGCGAAGATACCCACGGCCGTGGTCACCACCTGGTAGATATGGCCGTTGATTGATGCGGACTGCACCAGCGTTCCGGCGGGTACTTCAAGAGCGCCGCCGGGGGCTTCACGGGTGAACAGCAAAAATCCCTTGGCTTTGGTCGCGCCCTTGCGTTCGACGTTGACCGCCCAAGCCAGCATATCGAGCCAGGCATCTGCAGCAGTCTTGACGAAAAAGTTCGGCAGCACCGTGGCCACGAAAAAATCCAGGATCCACAGGACCGGCTTGGTCACCAGGGCGCGCACCACGCGCCAGAACGGCGAATACGCGCTGGTGTTGCTCAGTTTGCTGCCCTGGGCGGCCACTTCCTTTTCCCACGCCTGTAGGAGCCCTGACTCGGTCGTGGGAATGCCGGCGTCGGCCAGCGCCTGCTTGAAATCTACGTCACTCAAAAAGCCACCTCGATATTGCCGAATTTCAGGGTTGTCGCCGTGACCAGGTACTGGCCTGGCTGCAGCTGGGTGATAAGTGCGGTGCCCGGTACCAGGCGTTCGTCGGCCTCCACCAGCAGTTCCAGTTGCTGGATACAGTCGCGTTGCTTGAGCCGATCGCGCTCGGCCACCAGGGTGACCAGCAAGCCGCTGTCGCGGATCATGTGGGCGATGTCCTGGGCGATGCTGGCCCGGTCATCAATCAGCAACGGCTGACGCGACGGGTCCAGCACCAGGTCATTGCCGGCAATCAGCAGATCGATGTACTCGCTCATCCGCCCACCGACATGGCCATCATGTTTTCCAGCTCCAGCGGGGTCATGGGCTTGGCGGTGTGGATGTTCATGTTTTCCAC